GCCAATCGTTGTTCACCTTGCGGTACCCGAGCCCCAAGAGGTAGGCCGCAAGCTCGGGATCGCGGGTCTCTACCCGTCCCCGCGTCAGCCTCACCCGGACCGGCCTCCCGCCTATCGTCACGTCGAAGGCTCCCTCTACGGGGTCGTCCTCCGTGGAGTCCGGATGCTCGAGGACCGCATAAGGGCCCTCTTCCTTCTTGGGCCGCCTTAGTCTAGGCGGTGCTGCCGGCTCCGGGGCCGCCTCGGTCGCGGCGGGAGGAGGCGCCCGCCGCCCCGACCGCTCCGCGCGCTCCTTCGCCGACAGCACCATGGTTTTGAAATCCTAGCTCGTCCGGAGCCCGATGTTCAGGTAGGAGGTAGCCTCCCACGAGTTTATCACGGTCCCGTATGTCTTGATGAGGAACGGCAGGTTGTCGTCGGTCTTGGCCAAGGGCTCCATGGAGACCAGGCCGTTGAACCGGCTTCCCGCCGCGTTCGTGTACGCAAACTTGCCCAAGCCCTGTATCTCGTCCAGGTCCCAGAACAGCACGCGCTCGGGGGGTATGCCGTTCGTGGCCACAAGCGGCAGGTCGGACTGCTGCGCAGTCGTGTACACTCCGGCGAAGGTCGAGGGCGGCACTATGCCGCCCAAAGTGGCCGTGGCGCCGCTGGCGAAGCCGTTGAACTGCGAGAGCGTGGCGTTGGCCACGTTCGGCGCGGTGGTGAACTGCACCGACACGACGCGGTCCTGCGGGGTGAAGTTGGAGTCGTAAAGCTGCGCGGGTATCACCTGCACGAGCTTCTCGGCCCCGGTCGCCGAGGCGCAGTAAATCTTGTAGAGGAACGCCGTGGTGACGCCGGTCCAGGAGATCGTGACCACGGAAGAGCCGGTCGTGGTGGCGCTCACCTCCGCGGAGGCGAGGGACTCGCCGAACCAGTCCACGTACGAGACGCGGAAGTACCACGTGCCAGCGCCGATCGAGCCGCCGGAGTTGACCACCGCCTGGCTCACCGTGCCCATCGTGTAGCTCGGGCGCATCTGCGTCGAGGACACTATGGGGATGTCACGGTAGGCCGCGAGCCTCCAGCCTCCGGGGATCTCGACCTCGGAGAGGCCGCCGCCCGACAAGCCCTGGTTGACCCGCACGTTGGTGAGGAGCCGCGAGACCTTGGAGAGCATCTGCGGGCTCATCACGAAGCAACGCCTGTGCGAGGCGCCCTGGCGGATCAAGCTCTGGTCGATCATGTCGTCCATGAACGAGAGGTCGCCGGGGACCACGCCGCCCACGACCTGCTGCACGCGGTTCGTCTGTATCAGCGAGTCGAGGCCGGGGAACTGGTACCCGTCGGCCAGGTCGTTGCCGTACTGCAGCAGCGTGACTAGGTCGTACACGTGCGCCTGGACGTGGTTCTCCATCTCGATCGCGGCCGCGTCGATGTAGTTCTTCGAGGCGTCCTGGAGGAAGTTGGTGACCGCGCCCTTGCGCCGGACGATCTTGAGGATACGACCGGTGCGCTGGTAGGTCGACCTGTAGGTCGGAGTGACGGCGGACTCGCCCATCATCCCGCCGGGGGTCGGCAGCGAGGTTAGGCGATTGAACTCGTGGTACTTCTGCGAGTCAAACGCCGGGGTTATGAGCGCGATCTCGGGCGCGAGCCTTACGATCGTGTTCGTGATCAGCTTCTCGAGGTGCTGCGGGAAGAGCCCTTCCGCCACGTTCGTCTGGCCGGTGAGCATGGCCTTCTGGACCGTGCTCTTCACCGCGCCGCGCTCGTAGTTGTAGTTAGGGCTCATGTATCCGTTATACACGTCCTCACTCTCCTTTGATGTGGGCCCGGCCTACTGGCGGCCGAGCCAGATGCCCTGGCCCATCTTGCCGAACGAGTCGGTGAACTCCAGGAGCGACTTGCGCACGGGCATCGCGAACTCGTCCTGCGCCCCCTGGCCGCCGGCGGGCCTGCCGCCCTGCGACTTGCGGACTACCGCTTCCGCAAGGGCGTCCACGAGGTCAGCCCCCTGGTCATACCCGGCCACAGGCTCCGCGTCGCGCCTG